CCCGTCTATTAGCAGACAACCCTTCACGCTTCAACCTGGCAACCTCCAGCAGCACAGGGCTCCCTCCAAATTGGGAGAGTTGTAGCTTCCCGAACGGAAAGGCCTTCAAATCAAGGGCGCTTTCAACCTTTTCCGAACCACCAGCTTTGTCTATCAACTCAGCTAGTGTATACTTCTTCAAGTACGAGTCGTTATCATACAGGAAGCGAACCGCTCTAGTGAATTTAGGGTGATAACGCAGATCAGTAAACTGTTCAATCCAGCGGAGAGAATCATCCTCGCCTGACCAACCAGACTTGAACCTTTCATAGCTCATAGCCTTACCGATGACTCGGTTGATTAAGCGTACTCCGGGGAATACCCCATCAATGGCGTAATCACTCGAATGTATATTTTGGAGGAAATACACTCGATCTCGTCCCACACCGCCTTTATCTGAACTTACAGTCAAATTCAGTTGTAAAGCGACCTCTGTGATTGCATCTAAACTCCATGGGAGTTTAAACGCCACTACACCGTCGTCCCCTTGGACTAAATGCATTGCGACTTCATTCCGTAATACATAGGCGATGTAATGAAAGGCAAACTGCTGCACTAAACTGTCAATTAGGTTCGTGACTCCTGAACCACTAGGTACGCCACCGTTGCGTCCTAACAGTATGCCTTCCGGTGTGAGCAAACCTATTTCTAAGAAAGCTCTCTCCACATAGTCGATTAATGAGTGCGCTGATGGCACAAACCACTCTCTCATGATCCTGAAGACCTGTCTGATCACCACATCCGGGATAGAAGCGTCAAACCGGGAAAAGTCAACAGATAGGATATCTTGAGAGGTATTCTGCATTACGTATGTCACAGCTGAGTTCACTACTTCTGGTGGATTCCAGGCAGCGTACGCCATTGTTCTCCTCAAGTAGTGGAGTAATGGAATCTGAAGCTGTAACTCAAACAGAGTTAGATAATGAGGATAACCCCAAACCGTTCTCTGTTTCGGGAACTCGCTCAAACCCCGCGATTGTCCCCGCCAATACAGAATACAAGGGTCAGGCTCGTATTTAAAGCCATCACGAATAATAGTCCGTGCCAACTCGAGAACCAAAGGACGATACTCACTATCAGCGCTAGCGTACGGAAGACCAAGATTGGTCCCTTTAGGCATCTCATCATAGGCGTGATCCAAGTTGACGGGTCGCAGTTTCTGTCTGACCATCCCGTAAAGCATCTCGGAAGCATAACGCCAAGCATCAGTGTTAGGACTAATGGTTGGTTGGTTGAAGTAGTCATATATGACAGGTTTTCTTTGCTCGTAAGGCAACTGAATAGATTCAGGACCTATCTTTTGTGCCGCTTCAGCCTCTGCTTCATCAAGCCACGAGTAACCCGTCGGGTACAGCCATTCCGCAACTTCGGCAATGCGTTGAACTCTCCCACTAGTCGGATCATCTTTATCCACAATTAATGGTGAAGTCCAATCTTTCAAACGGCCTCTACTCGTCGAGTCTAAGTTACGTGCCACCGCTTCTTCTATCTCTGGGTCTAGAGTATTAAGATACGGTTGTGAGGGCGTAACTATCATTCGTCTCACCTACTTCACTGAATGCATAGAAACATTCGTCGACTCTAGATGTCAGGCAGAGCGTTAGACATCGCCATCAACTACTGCCTGACTTACGTCATCTACATATGGCTCTGCAATGATATGATGTGTGGAGGAACAGCCACATTAGCATCAGCCACTGCCTTTGCTAGAGTAGGGCAAGTGAACTCAGGTCCAAGGTGAGCCTCGCCTTCTTCGATTGAACCGAAGACTTGTCCGCATACGAAACACTTAGTTAAGTAACCAGGTTCCGACTCTTTCTGTCTTCTTCCCAGCTCGGACATCATATGATCCCACATTTCCGTAATGGCTCTTTCAAGCACAATGTTTCCAGCCATAACCTGTAAACTCTCTCCATCATATCTGAAGTCTAAACCAAATTTAGCCCCAAACACTTCAAAGGTACAGGCTACATTGTACGCATCTTTCTTGTCAATCCAAAACTTCCATTTGGTAACACGTGTGTCCTTCGCCTCTTTAAAGACAATTTTGAAGAAATTAAGCATTCTTCTTGCTCCTTTCTTGGGTGCAACCCAAT